CTCCTAATGCTATGGCTGAAATAAACAAGTCACTATCTTCATTGTTTTTAATGTAAAGTATGGCTGTTTCGGCTGATATTGACACTATACCTGTATTAATATTAAATGCTCTTGCCTCTACTGCTGCGTGTTCGTGAGAATCTGTTGTTACTGATTCTACTTCTAATCTAAATTCTGAATTAACTTTGGCTGTGTTACCTGTTCCGCTTCCTGATTCTATTCTAGTCATTATTCATCTTCTCCTGTTATATACTTTAATTGTTGCAAGATAAGAAGTAATGTTTGATTAATCTCTCTTAATTGGTATTCTGTACCATGTATAGAGTCAAAGGTAATATCATCATGGACAATATCTACATTGTTTGCTACTGTAATCTCTCTACGACCTGGCTCTACCTTGTCTGCTCTGGTATGTTTGATATCAGTCAATGTTCTCACTCACTAGTTGTTCTAATTTGTTAATAACCTGTAAATAGTCCTTTTCTCCGTTTACTTTAACACTCTCATGTACGCTAAGGTATGTTACCCCAACGGTACGGTATGGTACGGTATCAATAGGTAATGTACAGGTACCCTCAAGTACTAACGGTGTATCTGATCCTATTGTGCCTTTGTATACTATGCTCTCTGCTACTAATTGTGATAATGTTGATACTATTGTCATGACCTGATCTCCTTGAGGTAGTTTGGTGTTTCCCCTGATTCGTAACGAACTAGTGATATGTTTTGTCTCAGGATATGATACTAATATCTTGCCTGTCTTGCTTGCAGGGACAGCAAAGTTAGAACTTGCAAAGTTTGCTGCTGCAAAGTCAGCGGACATTATCCTATGAATACGTCACCAGAGAACTTGAACTCTGCTCTAAGAGGTTTTCTGTTGTCTAGTTTAGGAGTCCAATAAACATGAACTTCTTGGACCTCGTTTGCTTGTAGTATTTCAGGTGCTTCAAAGCGTAATTCTGGGTTAGCGTTCTCTATTTTAATGTTATGGATAGCCCATTCAGGATCAGTGTTCTTCATGTATACTGTATATTTAGTTGATTCTCCTAATGATACTCTTCCTAGATCTAATGATTCTATCAAGGTGTCTGCTGCTTTATTTAAATAAATTTTAAGCATCTTTTAACCCCTTTATAAAGTTTAGTATTTCCTCAGTGTTCTTTCGTTTCTCTGAGGCTGCTAACTCTTCTCTAATGTTAACCATGTTTTTAAGATCAGTCAAGACTCGTTCAAATACCTTTTCCTCTTTGTCATTATCAGAAGTATCATCTGCATTTCCACCGAATTGACCTGATGGAGAGTCTCTCATCTGTCCTGTAGGTGTTACACTTGTAATAGGTGGCTCATCTGCCATATCTGACTCGTTGATATCGACACTGCTGTTGTTTACGAACCATTGTCTTGCCTCACTACGTCTGATGATGTTGTCTCTGAATGATGTTGTTACATCTGCTACTGTTGCCTCTTGTTTCTGAGGTGTTTCAAAGAATAACTGAATATCTTTAGCCTTTATATTCTTTCCTCTTGCTTTAAGATATGGTAATACCATTTTAATCTTGATTTGGTTAGCTAATCGTGCCTGTATTCTCTTTACTTTTCTTGTCAATACAGAGTCAGTAGATTCGGATGCTGCTCTTGCTGTAAAGCCTGCATTGAAGAATTGTAGTGGGAATTTAGAACCTGGCTCTAATAGGTCTCTTTGAATGTGTTCAATGTAACCCTCAAACTTGCTGTTACCGCTTGATTCAATTACTTTGACATCAAATTCTTTATCTGTAACTATCTTTGATCCATGTTTCATCTTCTTTAATGCATCTGCTTGAGTCTTGATGAATTGTTCTCCTGCATCTGCAAAGTGGAACATAACAGTTGGATCAGCATGACCTTCAAATATCTTTGGCATGGCATCTTCCATCTTTTTCATCTGAATCAATGGTGAATCGTATACCTCTCCTGTATCAGGGTTTGTATAGTTGGTTAGTACAGAGTGATGTAGTCCTCTACCGAATGGTTCTCTTGATACGTTTGTTAATTTGAATTGTGTTACCTCATTTGTCTTTAGTTTAATGTCCATATCATTGACATGTTGTAAATAGTATTTGATATCCCCTTTCTTTCCTCTTACAATACTTCTAATTGTTGTAATTGGCACTTCTATATATTCCTGGTATGTTGGATCGTGCTCAAAGAACATATTGCCACATCCTAAGTAAGAATATAGTGCATCTTCTAGTTGTTCATCCCAGTTTATCTCATCAAACCATTCTGTTACCATATCTGCCACGCTTTCCTTCTTTGCTGTTACTCTTAGCCCTTTACCTAGGACCATTTGGATATATGTTTCATTTGATAAGTTTAATCTAGGATCTTGGTTAATTGCGTTGATAGTTTCAACAAAAGGTCTGTCTGGTGCCAGTTCATCCATATAATCAGACTGATTTACCTCACTTTTCTGGTTAAATGCCTCAATTACCCTGATTGAACCCTCATATTGCTCCTTTACAGCGGTTTCTTTAGGTAAAACAGGTGTTTTTGCACTAGAAACGGTCTTTCTGACGGTAAATATGTCTGCCATGTAGTCTTTTCTAGTAGTTTTTGTATAAAGTGAAGTAATTCTATGGGTTTTCATCTAACCATCGGGCTAGTTTAATCATATGTCTTATCATAACAAACAATAATAACCCAGATCCTATTAGAATCCATTGATCCATAGCACCTAATGAAAAGAACATATTTAATTATAATCCTATTAGTATATAATTGTTTCTAATCGTGTTCGAAATAGACTTCATCTGAGCCATTAACGCCTACACATGTAAGTCTTGATCCGCTGACTTCTAATCGTAACCTTACTTTGAATGTTCCTTGTATGTTAGGTACTGCTCCACTAGCAAACTTGATTAGTATTGTACCATCTGCATTTAGTGTAAGGTTGTCAGTAGTTGTAAAGACTGATTTGCCATCCTGATCAATTAATCTTAATGTTCCTGTAAATGAGGATATATCTCTTGCTGTAGCCAAGGTATTCTCGTCATATACCACGCCTGACAGGTCATATGTGGTAGAGTCTGTAAAGTCTCCTGCTGCCCAGGTCTTTTGGTCCATCTTTAGGTATAATACCATAAGACTTATATAGTTTGTTTGATTATAGGAAGTTATGTTAGCAGTACACACACCTGCTCCTGTATATCCAATGATTCGTAACGAACTGTTGGATGATTTGCAAAGACAGCATGTATATGAGATAGTTACGTTCCCTATGCATTATCCTGATGAGATGTGTATGAATGAATTACGCAAGAATACTGATCCTAATGTTATTTTATATATTGCCTTGATGAAAGGTATTACCCCTATTGTTACAGTAGGTGATCATAAGGCTTTTGTAGCTGATATGAGTCCTCCTAAAAAGGACAAAAAGAAAACAAGAAAACTCCCAAAGAAAATCAATGACTTGAGAGACAAACTAGAGAACAAACTGAGACATAAACGTGACTGAGTGCAAGATATGCCATCATGGCATGATACTGCATGGATGTGTAGATGGTATAGGTTACTGTATGGAAGGTAATGGTGAATGGTGTGACTGTACAGTTAAGGGTTTGACTTATGAAGAAGAACTAGCCGACTCCTGCTAGAGTTCCTGATCCCATCTTGTAATAGTACATAGCCAATAGCCATGCATCACCCAGATCAAACGTGTTTACCTTGGTCTTGTTAGTACCACCCTTGTTGTTAAATTTAATTGTCATTAGTTGCATCTTTAGTTTCTTGAAACTTGGATGTAACTTGACTTCCTGAAAGTCTATTGCATTGGCAGCATAGTTTAGCATCTTCTCTCCGTACTGAAGGAATGATATGCTTTGTACGTTTAGCTTGTGCTTGTCCCTAAGGTCTCTTATTCCCTCAGCCCATGAACCGTCTACGAACAACCGTTTGGTCCTGTACTTTGTAGATAACTCTTTTACCTTTTCAACAATGTCAATGTAAGATACCCTTTCAAAAGACTCTGCATAAATTACAGCCTTTTTTCCTTTGTCCTTTTGCATAATGCATATGCCAAACTCTGATGAACCAAACCCAGGATCAATACCAATAACCCTATCGTTACTATCATCATTTATCTTCCAACTGTATTCTTCTGCACAACATAACTCTATGCCCTCAGGACTGAATATGTCCCCAACGTTCTTACCCCAGACACCTAGGTATTCTCTTTCGTATGACCTTGCGTTGGAGGCTTCCTTGAGGTATGATGGGCTGAAGATTGACGTTTGTGTTTGCGGATCAACCTTAAGACCTGCCTCAACGTAAAAATGGAAACGTTCATATATTGTTTTGTCTGCTCCGGTGATAGGTTCTTGCATAATGTCATAAAAAAAGCCTTTCGGTTCTTCTCCCGCTGTAGATACCCAGATAACCCAACTATTTGATTTTCCAATGTATCTCTCTCCAACGGTTCTAACGATACTATCGTCTCGTAACTTAAAGAAGCTTGCTTCATCTCCAAAAAAGACACTAACCTTCGGTTTACCTCTAGCTGAATGGATGTTATTTGATGGATAACATTTGATTCTGCTTCCGTTAATGTCGACTTCGTACGCACCATGGTCTATGTAACCTAAGCCTTTCTTAGTTAAAAAACCTTTCGCTCTTAATATCAAGTCCTGTGCCAAGTCTACGTTTGGTCCAGTAATTACCATAGCCTCTTTTCCTGCAAACCATGGATCTACCAGACTCTTCCAAACTATCCACAAAAGCACAAACTCTGTCAAACCAAGTCCTGTGGCTTTGTATACGCAGAACCACTTGCAGGGGTTTGTTCTCTCATCATCCAACTCTTCCATCTGCATCTTGTCCAGTATCTCCTGCTCGTATGCGTAACATGGATGGTATATGCCATCCCTTTCAGGTCCTCCGTAAGGATGAAATATGAAATGCCAGAAACAACAATGCTCTTCCTTGCTTAGACTGTTCTTGCACCAGAATGTCTCAGGTACTAAGGGTACGTCTCTTGTTGCTGCATTACTTAAGGCTTGTATTGTTGCCTTGCTTGCAAGTCCTATTGTGGTTCACCCTGATCTTCAATCTTAGGCATTGGTTGAGCAGGTCTGAGTTTGGCTCTTTCCATTTTAAGTTTCTTTACTTGTAATGGTAATGCTGAATCCTGTAGCATCTTAAATGAGTCCAGTTTAATCTCGTGTCTTGCCCTGGCAAATTTCAAGTATAACTCCTTGTCCATGTTCTCAAAGCCCTTGGCTTTCTCGTCAGCCATAATCTCTTCAAGTGATATGACATCCTGTTCAAAGCCTAGTCTAGCCCTGATGAACTCACCTATGTATGTGTCCATGGCATCTTCTGATATGCTGTTCTCCATCTCTTCCTGAATCTGTTTAATGTGATACTGTATTCCTGCGGGACTTGTCTTGCCAAACTTGCTCATCAACTGAGTATCTTTATTAATAGCATCACTAATCTGATAGGCGTTTCTCCCGAAAAACATCCACTGACTTGATATGTGCTCGTGTAACTCCTTTGATAACTCTGGTCCTCTAGTTCGAGTCAAAATCCTTTACAAACATCTCCGCTACTCTTTTAGCATCATGTAGTATTAAAAGGTTTCGGTCTAGCAGCATGCCGTTGTGGTCGTGAACTCTCAGTCCAAGTGACAATGCCTGATATCCTGTACAGCTTGGATTTGGAAGAGTCCTTGGCGGATGTGAATAGTCAAACTTCCAGTCCACATAGTCCGTATAGCCAAGCAGATACTTTGGCATGTCCGTATACTTTACAAAGTTCTTTGACGTTCTTTCAAAGTATTCAATGTCAGGGTATCTTTTCCTAATTGTATTTTCTATCGTATCTCTTCCGTTTGACCTGTTTATGCAAAGGTATGTTATTTTGGAATCTGCATGCTTTAGGTCTGGGAACATTTCTCTGTCAACTGGGTTAGGCAGATACTTTGCTGTTGGCATATAGTCCCACAAGTCCTGTGTCGTGATGTAGCATGGAAACTTGCTGTACTTGTCAATGTCAGGCTGTGACATGTTTCGTAACTTGGAACCATGAAATATGAATATAAGCTTGCTTGGCGTAAAGTGATGCTTGAACTCTGCAAAGTCGTGAATGATAACATAGTCATAGTCTTTCTCTATTGCCATAGCTTCCCTGATAAGATCGTTGATATCCTCAAACCTCTTGGTAACGCCATAATGTTCTGCAAATCCAAACTCGTCAAGGATGTCCAGTTGTAGTACCACATCTCCTGCACCATACTTGCACATCTGTTCGGCTACGCCTGCCATGCTAAACAAATGCATGAAGCGTGGCATACATTTATATGTGAGTTTATACGATATAAACCTATGGAATGTAGTAACTTTAACTGCGGTGCACATGCATGGGGTAAACGCATAAGATGTGGAAACTGTAGAAGAGCAGATATCAATCAATGTTGCGACTGTGATGCCGAAACAACAAGAAGAGCATTACTTTGTAACGACTGTAGACTAGGTCACAGAGAGGCAACGTTTGAGAAGATAAATGGTCCAAGAAAGATTCGATCTCCTAAAGCAATAGTATACCCAAAGCCACATCCTCACTGTTTGATGTGTGAGGATCTATTGCCAATGAGACGATTAAAGGTCTGTCAAGGAGGGGACTGTAAAAGAATATACGGCAACCTCAGTATGATAGTTAGACGTGGTAAGAAATATATCACAACCTAACCTTTTTTTTATTTATTCTAAAAAAGAAATAGGGCGATAGCGTATCTACACTTTTTCGCCATTAACTAGTCAATGTCTTAAGAGGGCTACTGGAAGGTAATCCCTGACAGACATATTATGTTAACAGGAGAAGTATATAAGTGTTTCTATAGACCTTCGCAGTCAACACAATGCCTTTTATGGCTAGCGTGAAACTTACACTTTACTTTTGGGACCTCTACCTTCTTTGGTTCGCCAAATGAAGGACTTGGTTTCTTTTTCTTTTGAAAGTAAGACATATTTACAAGTCCGCAAAACACTATATAAACAGTATTGAAGCCCGCCAGGGCTTCTTTTCGAGGAAATATTTAGAGAAAATAATTAACCATACATAAGCTATGTAAGGATGAGAAAGATATAAAAAAAGTCCTTACATAGAAAAGTCATAACAGGCATAAATTATAACAGTGTTATATTATATCATAACTATATAGTTTTCAATTACTATATATACTCAACTATATAGATTCCTATGTAAAGATATTTTCTATATCTTTGGTGTCCTTACATAGGGAAACATTTATATTCTGTATAATGTATCATTTAGTATGGTAAGAGAACATTGGCAACAAGCTTCTGAGAATGTCCGTTATTGGGACAGATGCACCAATAATTGCGGTAAAGTAATCCGCAATAAAATGCATCCAAATACGGCATTCTATTGGAAGAAATACAGACTATGTAGAGAGTGCTTTCTTCAGACCGAAAAAGGCTCAGAATATCAGATGATTAAAGGAAAGGTAGTTTCAAGATGAGATGCAAGATATGTCACAAGACACAGCATGTCCAGGGTTACAAGCACTCATGGGCTGTAGCACAACACTGCCCGAACTGTCACTTTATAGGTCGTGTGCCTAGAGGCAGAAAGCACAAAAACTATGCAAGGTGTGATGCACAATGAAGATGAAACAGATATTTATCTTTGTATCACTTGTGCTAAGTCCACTATGGTTCACGCCTGTCCCAAAGTATGAGGTGTATCAGTGTGTGGTAGCACCATGTATATCACCAAGCACAACGCTGATAGAAAAGTTTATTAGCCTCTTGTTTGGAGGGATATAGATGTTATCCAATAGAGAGAAAGAACTAGTCACGCTTGCCTACTACCAGGGCACTTGTGACAATCAACTTATTTCAGAGCCTAACGCAGACGAGGAATTGGTTC